CTTGAACGAGTAGGCCTCACGAACGCCATCCGCACCAGATGGAAGCACGCCGTCCGACGGATCGGAATCCCAGGCCAGAATGATCTGTCCGGCCGAGGAAGTAGCGACGTTGGGCTGGTAGTGGACTTGCAGCTTGCGAATCTTCCAACGCTCATACATGAGGGCTAGAGTTTGGAAGCGGGTAGCATTGAACTGCATAGCGCCGGGGTAGAAGGAGAAGGAGAACAAATTGTCTCCGATTGCGGGTGTAGCAGACGTTGTAGGTGATCCAGCCAGATCTGTGCCTCGGAAGATGAGCTTGTCTCCTTCGGTACGGATCGAGTGGCCGATGCGGTAGCGGGACCCGATGGCAGCTGGGGCTCCAACAGAGCCTGAACTGAGGGCACCACGCGCATGAGACGACGTCTGCAAGAACGCGCGCATTGACTTGGTTGACCCGCAGGTTGGATGGCTGGGGTCGGACTCGCACCAGTCATGGTAGGCCTGGACGAGGTGGGGGGCACGTTCATAGCCATACCGGGCGGCGAGGTCGAAGAAATGTTGACGCCAGGACATTGCATGAACGATAAACGTTTGAGGTGTTGTTTTTCACACGCTGGGTCATATGGCGCCGGGTTTCCCAACCCCTATTTCAAGTGAAGGCGCCAACCACGTCTACTGCATGTCAATGCGGACGAGGGTTGCAATAACCTCGTCGTTGACCAGGCACGGTAGAGCAACAACCGCGTCACACAAGTCGGTCAAAGCGGCCATCGATGTTCCTAATTCGAGGCCATAGACCGCTTGCACCATGGCAGCCAACTCAGGGCTAGGCTCATGGCTAGATGCGGCCCGATAGCGCCAGATGCGAGCTGAGTCGCCACGGACGCCGCGGGTGTTCCGGAGTAGCATGTCGATCCAGGGTCGTAAAAAGGGGACATACGACGATTCCTGCAAGTAACATTCCGCGACACCACGGATGTGTGCTAGTGTGTCACGCGGGTTAGACAGCGTGACAGACATCTTGCAGAACGCACGGCCGGGCATTGGCCCCCAGACGCGGCGGGACGACGTTGGCCAATAACGGCCGGAACAAAAAGTGACGAAGTTGAGGTCGGTGTGGAATTTTGGTTCAAGACTAAACCCCAGACGTCGAGCAAGAGGGACAAACAGGTCGCGTTGCACAGCGGACCAGTCACCCATCTTGTTGACAGAGTCATCACCCCGAATCTTAGCTCGGACGCGGGCGTCACGGGCGTAGCGTACGGTGGGCAGAGTCGAACACTCGCGGCCGGCATGCGGGACTCGACAATTGAATCCCCAAGCACGGCAGGCCGAGTACAGCACCATCAACCCCTTGAGGATGCTGTTCTCGATGCTGGTGCGGCAATCGCCACTCGCTCTAGTGGCGCGGACGAGGTAGGCAACGAAGCGCC